ATTATCATACTAAGCGGAGCAGTACTGGTCCTAAGCTATATCTCTTGGAGACAGGGGAAGGACATAGAGGCACTAGGTACTGATATAAACATTACTACAATCGCATTAGTACTAACGATTGACCACAGAATTGGAGAACTACGAGATGAACTGGGCCTTGAAGCATTGGAAACTGAGGAAGGTAAGGAACAATACACGCAATGAACTACACAGACTTAGTGACAAGGAACTGATGGACTTAGGTATCATCCGGTTCAACATTGAAACAGTGGTCAAGCAGATCACTATTAAGGATATGTGATGGATGACATAGAGCGCCTTACGGCTGCACTTAAGGATGCAGAGGATGAGGTAGATGAACTTCAGTCTATGGTGTATGGCCTACGTGGTGGACTTGAGGAGATGGCGGCTAGCTACCTGCACGAGTGCCCCAAGGGGTACCATAAATACTGCCAAGGGGTAATGCAGGAGATAGACGATGCAAGTAAAACTGATTGACCATATGGGCTCTGACCTGTCAGTAGTAAACGCTGCGAGGGTATCCTTTAATAAGAGGCATACGCTATTAAAGCTTGGGGCTGACACAAAGCTCATCAAGTACCTCGCCAAGCATGGACACTGGACACCCTTTGGTCACACCGCCATCACCCTACACATCAAGGCCCCCATCTTTGTCGCAAGGCAACTAGGGAAGCATCAGGTTGGTATGGTGTGGAACGAGGTGTCACGTAGGTATGTCTCGGATACACCTGAGTTCTATACACCTGATGTATGGCGTAGGGCTGCTGACAATGTGAAGCAGGGTAGTAGTGATGAGGTTGCAGAGGTAGATGAACTCTGGATTTACGACATGATTAGGTCTGCCAGTGATAACTATCAAATCCTACTTGAGAGTGGTGTATGCCCTGAACAAGCACGTATGGTCCTGCCTCAATCTATGTACACCGAGTGGTACTGGACGGGTAACCTCAAGAGCTTTGCTAACGTCTACAACCTGAGGACTGACAGCCACACCCAGAGGGAGACACAAGAAGTTGCCAAGCAAATTGGGGAAGTGATAGGCAAGCTGTTCCCTATATCATGGAAGGAGTTAACCAATGGAACTTAAACCGCTGACTGAACCAAAGGTTGGCACGACAATATTCAACGGCCACCTCATGGCAAACATCACTAAGGTCCAAGACAAGGACGTGTTTGAGTTTGTACTAATCAATGGTAACTATGGTGGTCACTATAGACATGGCCAGATGTACATAATGGGGACGAGGCAGGTACACCCTGTCGAACTCTTCCAAGAGGTTGTGTACATGACAGTGGATGAACAAAGGAAGTGGTACCTAAAATGATAACCAAGGACTTCGAGCCATTCCCTAAACCAGATGGAGGACCACAGCAGTACTATGACTTTCCCGACGGGGCTATCACACTGAATGACCTGATTGAGTTTCAGGACATGTGCTTCCACCGGGGTAACATCTTCAAGGCGTGCTGGCGTTGGGGTACTAAGAAAGGGACATCAACCGAGTATGACGCACGTAAGATCATCTACTCAGGCTGTCGTCTGCTTATGTCAATGGTGGGGGTAGTAGAGCTTCGTAAATATCTTCAACAGGTCTTAGATGACCCACAATTCCAAGAGAGGAAAAACAAATGAGAAACATCGTACTTCAGGCAGTGACATGGATCGCTGTGCTCCTTGCTGTCATGGTCGTATGGGCAGGCTTTGCCTACTCACAGGAGGCCGAGAACGACCTGTGTGCACCCGTAGGACAGATGCACAACGCTATGCTCGGACAGGGTTACCTCAACGTGTTCGAGGGTCTTGTTGACACAGATGAGGTTGGTACCATCACACTGAAGCTCTACGTACACCCAAAGGATGGTGACTGGATGGTACATGCGGTTAACCTAGTACTCAATCAGGAGTGTCACTTGGATGGTGGACCTCAGTACATGGCACCTAAGATCGGTGAGTTGCTATGACTGTCCTAGTGGACGGGGATATCATTGTGTACCGAGCAGCCTTCTATGCTGAAGCTAACGCCGAGGACAATGAAGACCTTGTTGAACTCTTTGAGTTAGCTGGTGAGAAGATCGACGAGTTGATGTCCTACATCTGTAATGAGACGCTGTATGACGAACTTGGGGATGCAATAGAGAACGGTGGTATTCAGACGTTCCTGACAGGCAAGGGTAACTTCAGGTATGACATTGCTAAGCGGGCAACCTACAAGGGTAACCGTAAGCAGGAGAAGCCTGTAGCCTTTGAGTTCTGCAGGGACTACCTCCTGTCATGGTACAACGCTACTGTCTCTGAGGATCAGGAAGCGGACGATGACATAGCTATCAAGGCTACTCAGCTTGGCTACGACCATGTCACTATCGCTTCTATTGACAAGGACTTCCTCCAGATACCCTGTAGTATCTTCAACTTCAACAGAGGGACGACTGTCAAGCCTACTGAGTATGAAGCCAACATGTTCTTCTACGAGCAGATACTCACAGGCGATCGAGCGGACAACATCGTAGGTCTCTGGCGTGTAGGACCTAAGAAGGCCCAGAAGATACTGAAGGGCTCTCTCAACGAGGTTGACATGTATGAGCGTACACTTAAGGCGTATGACTACGAGGCTGACCGTGTTCTTGAGAACGCACGCCTCCTCTGGTTGCGTAGAGAGGAAGGGCAGCTATGGGTTCCCCCCGTATCAAAGTAAGACAGCGTGCTATCAAGGCCGGGTTCCGGTCAGGCTTGGAGCAAGACAACGCTAAGTTGTTGGATGCTATGGGTGTCAGTTATGAATACGAAACCCTAAAGATACCTTTCGTACCTAAGCCTAGGACGTACACACCAGACTTTGTCTTACCTAACGGTATCATAGTCGAGACCAAGGGACGCTTCGTGTCGAGTGACAGGACCAAGCACCTGCTAGTGAAGGATCAGCATCCCCACCTAGATATCAGGTTTGTCTTCAGCAACCCTAACACAAGGCTGAGTAAACGATCCAAGTCCACATACGGTTCTTGGTGTGACCAATATGGTTTCCAGTACGCTACGGGAATGATCCCTAGGGGCTGGACCAGAGAAAGGAAGAAGTCGTGAGCAAAATTGTGGAAGTACTGGACGGTCCGTACACCAAGTACCTTGGGTCGGCTGAAGTCTACTATAACATCTGCCTTGTCGTTGATGACGATGGGTCACAGGACGTCGAGCACATCTACTACGACACGCTCGAAGACGCCTATGATGACATTGACATGGTGTTGTCGGATGACCTTGAGTTGTTCGATGACTTTCTTGAGGATGAGCTAGAGCTAGCCCTAGGAAGGGACGAAGGATGATTAAGAATATTTTAGATGCACTGGCTTGGTCAATGCAGTATGAGAGGGGCCCCCTAATGTGGGCCTTGGGTCTTACAGTAAATGTATTCCTTATGGTGTTTGTACTTCTGTCCCTGATTGGATTGTTCGTTGTCTACCCTGTTTCATTCCCTATAGTTATGGGGTTGTCACTATGGCACATAGTACATGAGTACAGAAAGGACGAAGGATGAGTAAGACAGCAGTAGTATGGTCTTGTGGTCACGCCGACCCTAAGGTATGTAACGATCGCTTCACGTGGCTAGGGAAGCTCCTGTACGACGTTAAGCCTGATTATGTAGTGGACCTAGGGGATGGCGCGGACATGCGCTCCCTGAACAGCTTTGACAGCCGTAAGCCTGATGCTCTGGTAGCCCAGTCATACGAGCGTGACATTGACGTCTACAACGATAGTCAGGAGCGTCTGCGTCATGAGTTCACCAAGCACAAGCGTAAGAAGCCAGCATGGTTTGGCTTCGAGGGCAACCACGAGCAGCGCATCAAGAGAGCCATCGAGTTCGACCCTAGATTAGAGGGGGTCAGGTATGGCGTGAGTTTCAAGCACTTGAATACAAACAAGTGGTTTCAGGAGTACCATGAGTATGAATACGGAGCCCCCAAAATCCATAATTACGATGGTGTGGACTACGCTCACTTCGTTGGCGCTGGTAACTTTGGGAGGGCTCTCTCTGGCATTCATCATGCTTATGGACTTATCCAGAGGCGCTACCGTAGCACCACTGTTGGTCATAGTCATAAACGTGATATGTACTTTAAGGATGCTGTCGGTACTAAGGGCGCTACGGGGCTTGTTGTCGGCTGCTACAAGGGCGCGAAGGAAAGTTGGGCAGGACAAGCTAATGACGACTGGTGGTCGGGCGTGGTCATCAAAAGGGATATTTCCGAGGGAAGTTACGATGCATCGTTTGTATCGCTTGAGACACTACGAAGGGAATACGGATCATGAGTGACACAAGTGAAGAAATACAGTGGGTCAAAGACCTTCAGGAAGAGAACGTCAAGCTAAAAGCCGATCTAAGGGAAGCACATATGCAATCACTAGCGGACCTTGGCCAAGCACAGGATGCACTAGAGGCGCAGAAAGAGGCAGAGGCAGAGCGTGATCAGTTTGTCGTTTTGAGCGATGCCCTGCAAGAAGTCATCAACCAGATGCGTGCAATTGTGGAGACAGAGAAATGAGGAAACCTAGGACAGTATTCGTTATTGTCCTAGGTACTCTAACATGGAGACATAGAGATGTACCACGAGAAATATAAAGTAGACTACATTCCGCACGGATGGGTCTTAGGTAAACACAAAGGAGACCTTAGGGTCTTCTGTTCATGGACAGGTGGCTACCTCGACGGGGATAGCTGGCGGTTGAACTCAAAGGTACGCACTGTAGACTTTGAGGATTGTTCATACATCGTCAATAAGGGGGGCTCCTCGTACCAACTCTCTGTCCTAAACTACGGGCGTATATC